GCATTCTGGACTTTCCACGACTATTACAGACGATACTTTAGGTCCGTCCTTCAAACTATCGAAGTGTTGCGTGTCGACGCTTTTAAGGAGTGCGGCATTGACGTTTTCGAAGATTCGATTAGACCATGTTTGTTTGACCCCGAAGGGCCAAATTCATTTGGAAAATCCTATCACCATGTTACAGATGGAACCAAGTATTCTCAATACCCTTTATACAAAGTTTACGTACAGAGACGAAAGAGGGAGGAATCGCAGACCGATAATTCAGCGAATGAAAACCCTCCCGATAGCAACAATAATGACACCATGTGGAGTGCAAATTCCTTACGTGGGAAGTACGCCAGAGACTGCGTACACGTTGGTAGAAGTACCATCGTGCAACAAAGTTGTTTGGAAATGATGGAGATTAGGAATTTTATAGTCGCATCGCTCATTTTGAGTATTGCCTTATTATTATTATTTCTTTTCTCCTTTGTCGTACAACTCATATTATTTATTTTGGTGAAGTCAATTGAAGCCAGTATCTTTGGAGTCGTAAGGCTTTTGTCCGATAGATGGTATTTAATAGTTAAGCGAATTAAATTACGTTTTGACGAGAATTACGGAGTGCTACGCTCGACGACCAATGAAGTGATGATTGATATTAAAGCTTCTGGTTGTTTAGTCAGTGCTCCGGCGTACTCGTTTGGTTTAAGATTTCAGCGGATGGAAGAGGATGAAAAATTCTTTGAGTCTGTTGGAGTAGGAAATTTTATTAAAATAAATGGGAAAATAATGGTAATGATGACCCATCATCAGCATCGTGAATTGGTCAAGTTGATTGAACAAAGCGTAGAAGTTGAAGCTTATAGAGCTGGTTATTGCGCATCCGTTAATAGATATTGGAGTAGCTTTCAAAAGAAGTTATTCATTTCCAAGAAATTGGATGTCGTGATGCTTGATGTCGACCCCGCCTTTCAGGCGACGTTGGCCTCTAAACCGGCTATAATAGGCGCGCCTTCCGCTGCTGAATTCATAACAAAATTGACTAGACCAAGCGGTACTTCGGATGAATGGTTATCCACTATAAACGTGGCTAAAGTTGAGGGCGCCCCAGGCGCTCCGATAATTAACCACGATCATAACACTAAGAATGGAGATTCAGGCTCACTTTTGGTGAGAATGTTAGACGCGGGACAAATAGTTGCCGTTGGTATTCATACCGGCGGTAATGTTTCTGAAAGGAAGAATTTTGCCTCGTATCTTACGTTTTTGCCTAAGTTGTTGAATGGTCGCCCCAGTAAGGGAGTTAACCGTGAAGGGAAAGAATCCGGCTGGTTTTACGACGCAGACTTTGACAAGTTGATCGATGATATTGATTATATTGACAAAGCAATTGCGCGTGACGTCAGCTGGGTCGCCCGAGGCGGTAAAAGCACCCTAACAATTGACGATGATGGAAATATCATAAATAGATATGGAGAGAGTGTCAAATGGGGAGACGTCGATAATGATGAGCACTGGGATGATCAGGGAGAGGATTATTATGGAAATATACTAGATTTAGAAGTCGAAATATTGAAGCTTGAGGATAAAGGGAAGGAGGAAATGGCTGAGTTGAAGAAACCTACCAAATCACTTCCCGTCGTTCCAGCCATTGTAGTTAAGCCCCTTCCAATTGAACCAGAAGTCAAAATTAAAGTTCTTAGTGCTGAGCAGCGAGCTAGAAGAAAGCTGAAGAAGAAAGCCAACGCCGCGCGCCGCAAGGAGCGCAACGTTAAGGAAGTTGAAATAAAGGATTTCGAGTTGGCCCCGACCCAGATCGGGGCTTCGTTGAAACCTATCGACTCCCCAAAAGCGATCCAACCGAAGCAATCAGAAAAGCCTGCGACCTCAGATATACAACGCCAACCCAAGTCTCAAGTGAAGGACTCGGGCTCAAATGTATTGGAACCTGTGCTGCCCTTAGTAGTGGCGGCAAAAGAAGTCAAAAGAAAACGACAGCCAGGATTGAAGAAATTGGAAATTCAGAAGTCCCGGGAGAGTATTCAGAATTTGTTCAACGACTTGGCCAACTTAGTTGGCCGTATCGTGGAGCAGAATCAGAAAAACTCTCAATAATTTTCCAGACTAATAGGGTTCTAGACTCAAGCCCGGATGTAAACTATGAGTCTGCCATAGAAAAGTTGATTAGTAAAATGCCTTACCCCAATAAAATAGGGGATAGGCTTTCAAGTAATGAGTATATGTTAAGTGAAGTGGAAAAGTACACTTCACATATTTACATTAAGTTAGATTCATCACCTGGATTACCTTGGTCACTTTTCCATAGGACGAATGCGAGTCTGCTAGAGAATAATAGAGACGAGTTGGTCAAAACTGCATTTGATATAGCTATTCAGCTGCGAGATACACCTCATACTGAAGTCCGTAAAATGACTCCTTTTGAGGCATATTCTTGCGGCTTAATGGATATTGTTAAAGTTCATGTTAAGCAAGAACCACATCCAATCGAAAAAGTTAAGACTGACAGAAGTCGAATAATATTTAGCCAATCGACGAACATGAGAATCGTTGAAGGCGTTGCTTTTCAAGAATATCAAGATTGGTGCATTGAAAATTGGACCCTAGTTCCACCTAAACCCGGCATGGGTTTTACTAGAGAACATGTTAGAGATTTTATCTCTGAAGTTCGAAAACTCTTTCCGAAAGGAATAGAGGGTAATGACGTGTCAGGTTGGGATTTTGGAATTAAAGGAAAAATAATTGATGCACTGATTGAATTTAGAGTAAGGGTCCTTGGTGCTACTGGCATAACAGCCAATTTTATAAGGAACCTTTTGTATGTGATATTTATTAAAGTCATCTGCTTGAGTGACGGCACTTTACTAGTGCACTGCGAACCATCTGTGATGGCTAGCGGATCTTTCGTGACCGGAGCCGGTAATTCAGAAATGAGATACCTAATGTCAATGGCGGCCCTTAAGGACCCCAAAGATGTTCCGGAAGCAGAAGCTGTCACTATGGGTGATGACTGTATAGAGTCACGGCACGAGCGAGATTACCAGAAACTCGGTGTTAGAATAACTGATCAAGCGAAATATAGTTTGGACTATTTCAATTTTTGCTCACATAATTTTTCCTCTGACGGGAGGTGTGAGCTTGATAATTGGCCTAAGTCTTTATTTAAGTTGCTACATCAGAAATATGACCCTATGTTTTTGGCACAATTTCAACTCGAAACTCGAGATAATAAAAATTTTGAAGAGCTTAATGCTTTTATACGGTGGACCGGATGGGGTCCACAAAACCTTTAAATAAATAATGAAAGGAACACAATACATCGCACGTGGCGAGTCTAGGCCCGCCACACCCCCCAAGAAGGAACTTAAGAAGAAAGTCCCAGTCAAGGTGACAATGCCACCTAAACAGGACCTCAAGAAGAAGAAACCAAAAGGTAAGGGACATGGAATGGGAGTTAAGAAATTAGCTCCACCGCCCGTAAGATCGAACATTCCTTTGCCCCGACCCGCCCCGCTGTCGAGGCCTGCAAAGGTCTTGACTCCGGGGCTCGGCCTTCAACTTCATTCTGAAGAACATTCGAGAGGGGTTGATCACGCGCTTGTATCGAGTAATAAGAAGATTGCTGAGATTGGCAATCTTAAGAACCTACGCGGTGAATCCGAAGAAGAGCACCGTGGAGGAATGGATCATAGAGTGCAAAAGATGCTTTCTAAGTATTTGGATGCTAAGCAGATGCTTAGTCCAGACGCTTACAGGTATTCAAAGCTGCTTGAAGATCCTCTTCGTGCGCCCTGGGGAGATGAAGGTGAGGTTAAGGTACGTCCACTCATCTATGTTGACCAGGTGCCACCTTCCTCCACCGATGTTTCCAGAAACTTTGGCCAAACCACTATATCAATTCCTGCTGGTCAGGTTTTGACTGTGGCTTTGACTATTGGTCCTGGGAATATCAACTCAACACCAACCGGCTACATTAACGCTGATTCTTTGTCAGATGATGTACAGCTAGCATCCCCAAATTTCTTTGAGCCTCTTGCATTGAACAGACCCTCATTCACGCCTTCCGGTGGATACGGAAAAGTTGCAATTCTTGGGGCTCCGAAGAATGACAGTCCTTCTGGTGATGTGTCTGCTGCCGCGCTCCCTCCGGGGGCTACGGCGACCGACGCACAATACTACCAGGGCTGTGCTGGTTATTGGTATCTTAGTGATGCCGGAGATCAAACCGCACCCGTGATCGACACCAACAACTACGGGCTCCATAATGGAGTTACGTACAGTAAAATGAACACGTTGGATTGGGGTAATCCTCCCACTTTTGGTGGGATGGTTCCTCTTGATTCATCAACCTTCAAATACAGGCCTGTTGCTGGAGGTGTTCAAATCACACCAATCACCGCCGAATTCCAACTCGGCGGACAAGTTGACATTGAAGTCATACCTTATTCTACGAATGAGGCTTTTACAACATCGTACAACTTTAATCAAGTTGGACAGGCTACCTACCAGGAACTCTTAGCGATCCCGGACCACAAGGTTGTGCGTGCTGATAACACGATTGAAGCTGCTTGGCTCCCAAGTAGATTGGATTATTCCTTCTACAAGATGGATGCTGCAGTTCAAAATCAAGTTTTCACCCAGGTCGCGCCGACCGTTCAAGTCCAGGGTTTCTTGCCTGCAAACGCACTCAATCAAAACATTACGAGCCAAAACTCAAGGATGTTCATTCGAGTGACGCCAGCGCCCGGCATCACCGCTGCAACTGATGTGACTCTTAGTTACGTTGGTTTCTACGAGATTGCTGGGAAGTGCATTGAGCAAACTGGAACAGTGCCTCGCGCAAACCCCGGACTCGGTTCTAAGATTGGAACTGCTATCCAGGAGTCGATGCTTAATGAAATGCCTACGTCCGATAGGACTAAGCAAATTACTGATGGCACCGTGCTCCAGATGGCTAAAGACCACCCAAAACTGGGTCCGATGGTCGAAGACAAATCAACTCTTCCAGAGGCCAAAAGCTTCTTGAGTGAGGTGGTTGACATCGGCAAAGATCTCCTTCCTGCCTTAATCGCAATGATTTAGGCGGGTGGGAGACAGGTAATGAATCGTTATCAGTCAGTTGACGAATTATGACCAGATAACTTTGATAGGATTTACACCCTTACCTTCAAGTTAATGCCCCCCCATTATGAATGGATAGGCGGAGAAATGATAGTACATTGCGTCTCAAACCGCAACGAACCAGATAACCGTTATTC